ATTATTAGGTGGTGCAGGTAATATTGCAAAAGATTTAGGTAATAGGTTTAAGACACAACAGAAAAGCAATTTAACATCTTTATTAGGTGAAGATTTCACAAAAGGTTTTTCTGATAGGTTTACTGAAAGCTTTAATAAAATACAACAATTATTTAGTGGTGAGACAAATGCACCTGCTACTTATTTTCAAAATATAGAAAAAAGTGCTGAAAAAGCAGGTGAGTCTATTGATAAAACATTTGGTCAACAAATGCGAGAAAAACTTAAGACATTTAGAGACAGCATAAAAACAGTACAGGAATCTATGGCAGATGTTGTTGTTAGTGGTATTAAGGGTATGGAAGATGCGTTAGTTAAGTTTGTAGAAACAGGAAAACTTAATTTTAGTGATTTAGCAAGATCAATTATTGCTGACATGGCACGTATAGCAATACAACAATCAATTACAAAACCTTTAACAAACTTTTTTAGTGGTTTATTTACAAAAAGTGCAAATGGTAATGCCTTTGTAGATGGTCAAGTACAAAAATATGCTTATGGTGGCATTGTAAACAGACCTACTATGTTTCCTATGCGTAATGGCATGGGTCTTATGGGTGAAGCAGGTAGTGAAGCAATTTTACCGCTAAGAAGGGGTGCAAATGGTAAATTAGGTGTAGAATCATCAGGCGGTGGCAGTACAATTATTAATGTATCTGTAGATGCATCTGGTACTGCTGTTGAAGGTAATACAGGTCAGGCAAATGAATTTGGTAACGTATTAGCAGCAGCAATACAAGCTGAATTAATTAACCAAAAACGTGCAGGTGGTTTATTATCTAACGCTTAATTATGGCAACATTTCCTTCTATTGAACCTAGTTATGGATTACAGAAGCAAAGTAGTCCGACTATAAAAATAGTAAAATATGCAGATGGATTTGAACAAAGACAATTAGTAGGTATAGCAGCACATCAAAATAAAAAAATATATAATCTTGCATGGAATAATATTACAGAAGCAGATAGCGATACTATTGAATATTTTTTAAATGAACGTGCATTAGATCAAGCATCATTTACATATACACCACCTAATCAAACACTTACAAAAACAGGTACATACGCACAAAGCGGTTCTACAACAATTACAATAACGATTACTGACCATCAGCTATTTGCAAATGATTCTATAACAATAGATTTTACAAGTGGTTCTGCATCTGATGGTACATATTCTGTTGTTGCTCTTACAAGTGCAAATATATTTACAGTTACAGCTAGTGGAAGTGCTACAACTTCTGGAAACTGTACAGTAACAAGATCAGGTGCAAAACAGTTTGTATGTAAAAAGTGGACAAAAAATATAAGAGTACCTAACAGGGCAACAATCACTGCTACATTTGAGGAGGTGTTTGAACCATAAATGGCTATACCTACTGAAGAATTACAAAAAGCTAACCCTAGTGCAAAGATAGAACTGTTTGAAATACACCTGGTATCGGCTTTGCATGGCAGTAGTGATGTATCAAGATTTCATAATGGGATAAATATGAATACTACTTTCAATGTTGTGTTTCAAGGTAATACATATACACGCATACCAATAGAAGCTAATGGTTTTGAGTATGCAGCAACAAGGACAACTAGACCTAGACCTACAGTAAGAATAAGTAATATCCTGTCAACTGTTACAGCATTAATGACACAGGCAAACCTAACAACACCTAAGAATGACTTAAATGGTGCTAAATTTATTAGAAAGGTCACTATGTTGCGTTATTTAGATAATGCTAATTTTGAATCTGGTACAAATCCATTTGGTACACCTGCTAATAATACATACGAAAATCAAACATTTTTTATTGATAGAAAAACTGTAGAAAGTAAAGATTTTGTAGAATTTGAATGTGCATCATCATTAGACTTACAAAATAGATCAGCACCTAAAAGAATTATTACTAGAAAAGATTTCCCATCTGTAGGTACGTTTGCATGAATACTTGGCAAGAACAGGCACTACATCACGCTAAAACATCATTACCTGATGAAAGTTGTGGTTTAGTTATAGATGTAGATAATAAACAGCAATATTATCCATGTAAAAACATATCAATCGAAGATGCAAATAGTTTTACAATAGACCCAGAGGATTGGGCTAAGGCAGAAGAAACTGGAACTGTTTTACATATATGTCATTCACACCCTAATGGTGATTTAACTGCATCAGAAGAGGATATAAAAAACTGTAATTTTTTAGGTTTATCATGGTTTATTTTCAATCCATTAGATGATGAATGTATAGAACTAAAACCAGAAGTACATAAACCTATGCTTACAAAAGATAAATTTATAGATAGAAATAGAACAGAAGATGAAAAAGGACTTAGAAAAATAAAAGTATATGGAAGATTAGCAGAATTAGTAGGTTGGCACGTAAATTATGCAGATGTTAAAAATATGAAAGATGTATATAAGTATTTAGTTTGTAATTATCCAGAAATAGAACCGCACTTAAAACAAAATATGTACAGAATAACAATAAATAATGATGTTGTAAAAACAAAAGATGATTTATTAGTACATAGTGAAGGTGAGATAAGAATGATACCTATTGTATCTGGTGCATGGTTTTGGATTGCTGCAGCATTTATAGGTGGCGGTGCTGCTGCTGCTGCATCATCTGTAGCTATAGTTGCAACATTAGGTAGTGTTTTGTTAACAACAGGGGTATCAATGGCTGTAAGTGGTGTTACTAATATGTTATTTCCACAACAGCAACCTACAGTAGGTGATGTGCCACAAGGTTTAAGCGAAACAGATACAAGGGTTAACTATTCATTCAGTGGCATACAAAACGTAAGCAGAAGTGGTGTTTGCATACCTTTGATATATGGAGAGGTGTTTACTGGCTCTATTGTGGTGAGTTCTGGTACTGATACTGCACCTGTATTTAAAGATTAATTATGACTTTACCAGCCAATATAACTGATGCTAATAGTCTTAGATTTAAGAAAAATGATGTAGAAGGTCAACTTAATTTAAGATATTATGACAATGAAATGAAAGATGGCGAGATTGGTTCTCGTCAATTTGTAACCTGTATAGACGTTATTTCAGAAGGTGAGATTGCAGGTTTTCCATCAGCTATAGATGCAGGTCATACACAAGGTACAAACAATTACAACATAACAAGTCTTAAAGATGTATTTTTAAATAATGTTCAAGTGCTACAACAATCTGCACCTGATACAGCACCTAGTGATAATAATTTTAATTTCGGCACATCAGATGCTAATAGACCAAGATTTATACCACGTTTCGGTACATCTACACAAACAAAAATACCAGGTGTACTAGAAACTGAAAGAGATAGACCAGTAGGTGTTACTGTAACTACAACAAACCCACAAGTAGTATCAATTACAGATACAAATACTGATGGTATTAGGGTTACTATTGGTTTCCCTAGATTGCAAAAAATTGAAGATGATGGAAATATATCTGGTACTACAGTTCTATATAATATAAAAGTAAAAAATGCATCTAATACATTATTAAGAGAAGTAGTATCTGGTGCAAGTCAAACTGATACAGAAAAACAGGTACGTGGTGGTAATGTAACGGGTAAAAGTACATCACCTTATTTTAAAGATCATATATTATTTTTACCTAATAATATACAAAATTCTGATTTTCCTCTAACAGTAACAGTAACAAGAGAAACAGCAGATAGTACAGACGTTAAATTAACTAATGCTTTTGAACTAACATCTATTACTGAATTAGTTTTTGAAACACCTACATACCCTAATACTGCTGTAGCTGCTTTACGCTTTGATGCTGAAATATTTAGATCAGTTCCCCAGCGTATGTACAGAATTAGGGGTCGTCTTGTCAAAATACCGCATAATTCAACTGTAAGGTCAGATGGTTCTTTATCTTTTAGCGGTAGTTTTAATGGCACATTAAAGGCATCAAAAGAATATTGTAACGACCCTGCATGGATTTTATATGATATTATCACTGAAAGTAGGGCAGGTTTTGGTGATTTTGTATCAGAAGATGATGTAGACAAATATGCTTTTTATGACGCTTCTGTATATAATTCAGCATTAATTGATAATGGTCAGGGTGGTACTTCACCTAGATTTAGTTGCAATATAGTTATACAGACATCTACTCAGGCATATACTTTACTAGATAAAATTGCATCAATAATGAGGGCAAGTTTATTTATAGAAGATGGTAAAATTACCCTTACTCAAGATAGACCAACAACAAGTTCTTATTTCTTTTCCTATGCCAATGTTACAGAAGATGGTTTTATTTATAATAATGCAAGTAAAGCTACAAGAGATACAGTAGTAAATGTAAAATATTTTCAAAATGAAACTAGAACATACGAATATGAAACAGTAGAAGATACTACTGCTAACCAATCTAAATTTGGTGTTGTTGTAAAAAATATTGAAGCAGTAGGTTGTAGCGATAAGGCACAGGCTAGAAGAATGGGTTTATGGCATATTTACACACAGAACAATGAAACAGAAACAGTTGCATTTACTACAACAGCAGACGCAGGTTCATTAATAAGACCTGGTAATATAATTACAGTACAAGACCCTGTACGTAGTGGGTTAAGAAGATCAGGAAGAATATCAGCAGCTACAACAACACAGATAACAGTAGATAATATAAAAGATTTACCAACAACACCATCTACAGGTGATGAATTATCAGTAATTCTTACAGATGGTACACTTGAGACTAAAACAATATCTACAATATCTGGTTCTGTTATAACTGTATCTAGTGCATATAGTTCTGCACCACAACATAATAGCGTATGGTTATTTGTAAGGGCTACAACTGAAACTGAAGATTTTAGAGTTTTATCAGTTAAAGAAGATAATAATACATTTACTATATCTGCAATGTTTCATAACCCTGCTAAATATGCATTTGTAGAAGATGGTGCAACAATTACAACACCTGTTATTACAAATTTAGTTGAACTAAAAGATGCACCTAGTAATATTGCAGGTGATGAAAGAATTATTGTTTTAGGTGATAGGGCAGTAAGTAAATTAATCGTTACATGGCAACCAGTAGCAGGTGTATCACAATATTCTGTAAAACATAAATTTAATAATGGTAGTTTTCAGACAACTATTGTACAAAGTCCTGTTTTTGAAATATTTGACACTGAATTAGGTACTTATGAATTTGAAGTATATAGTTATAATGCATTTTTTGAGCCTAGTGTAAAGCCTACAACATTAACTTTTAATGCTGTTGGTAAAACTGCTGTACCAGAAGATGTAACAGGTTTACTTGTAGAACCAGTGTCAGATCAGTTGCTACGACTACGTTTTAATCAATCTACCTCTGTAGATGTGGT